ACAAGTGCAACTTACGCAGTTGTCGTGCAACGTCAATAACAGAGTTCATCGTGGTCCAAGGGTCCAGATATTCTCGTCCTAGAAAGGTGACTGATCCTCCCATCTTTACGATGTCGGCTTTCAGCTTTAGGCCTAGCGCTTTGCTCGTCTTGTTATAGATAGTGGGGTCTATATCAGGAGTAAAACCGTCGTCGCCGCCATATAAACCAAGTCGCTTGTAAGCAGACTTGGCAGAGTGGCCAGCTTCACGCAATGCGCTGTAAGCGACAAAAGCGTTATCGACGGAGTTAAATGTACTCGTATCAGACGAGCCCGACAGTCTGGTCGACATTGTGTTGTATTTAACACCGTGCCGAGTCACCGCTTTCGCGTTGAACTGTGAGCGCTGCAAGTCATCCCATTCTTTGTGATATTGTGGTGAAAGAGCAGCCTTCCCAAGCTGGTTTTCAAAATCACATAACCATCGACTGTGCGTACCGTCAAAGGCAGAGAAATCAGTCAAAACTATGTGTTGCGCGTTTGAACACAAGTCATAGATTCGACGGGCGATAGATAAAGGTGTACAACTAAATCCATACCATGATTTCCCTTTAAGAATGGCTTCCGTGAGGGGGTAGATGTAGGAAGAGTACCCGGTGCGATGCGCTGCACCGAGTGTTGAAATATTCCGTGGAGCCTTTACATCAGGATAGGCTTCAGCTTTCTGGAATGATTTAACGAAAACACTGGCAACGTTTGAGGTGTACCATTGTTTTACTCTTTCCCATCCGGAACGTTGAGTTGGTCGTGACTGGCGTTTTTCAACTTCAGCCAAGGACATAGGACTTAACGTGTGACGTAACTTGTCGGGAACAAGAAAATCGATGAACTCGTCACGATATTTGTTAAACCGATTCGGAACAATAACATTGTTCTGAATTGAAGTTAGTCGTCCGGTCACACAAAGAACATCGTTGTTAAAGCTGTTCTTTGGTGCCACTCCCCCGGGGCACAACTGTCCACCGACGTTAACCATTGTTGGCTTACCACCCTCGTGGACGAGTGGTCCAGGAGACTGATAGTCGGTGTCAGGTGCGCTACGTATGATTCCGGTGTCACACGTACGTCCCTTCCATTGCACGTATTTGGTCAAATCTTCGATATGGTCAAATATGAAAGGGGCATCAACAGCTGCGGTTGTGATTTGAGAGTGGTTTAAAACACGCTCAATGTCTGCAATTGTTGGACTCTTGCTCGCGAGGAATCGCGAGATTATGGAATATAACACTGCACTATGCAGTGTCATCACTTCCGGTCGATTAGGAGCGGAAAATGATACCGTGGGGATGCATTTATCATCCTGATATTCCATAATTTGCGTAGAAGAGAATTTGATCTGCTTGCGCACGATCGATGGACCATCGAGCCAATGTATGCTAGTCGCTACCGGTGTCAGTAGGATTATCATGCGTTGGTCACAGTCTGTTGGTCTACGCTCAACCAACCAGACTATGCTGCCAAACCAATGATGCGAGACAACATTGTCTGTATCATAGTTCCAGATTTTGTGATTGTATTTAGCACCACCTTTGACGCTTGTTGTAAACAAGTCGCCGTCGGAGGTGTAATAACCATCAGGGATCTGGCCGGCAGGCCTTAGGGGTGCAAAAGAGTACATCATGATTGGTAAACAGTTGCTCATAACGTCATTGATGTCAACATAATAGTCGACATCAACCATCTTGATGCAGTGTTTACGAGTCATGGTGTCGTACCTCTTTGGCATGGCACGGTCCTTCGCGGTGTGGTACTCGCGAATGCCATCATTTCCGTTGTCGATATCCCTTTGAGACATTGAAATTGAATA